CACGTATTTTCAACGTAGTTATAAGTTACATACCTATCTATAACAGTGTTTTCACCTGAACAGTAAAACCAACCTACTTCATCGAACTGTTTATTAACGAACCCAAATACTTGGAACGCTTGCCCTTCGTTAAGATTATCAAAAACAAAAGCATGAACAGAACACGGAACAGGTTGGATAGCTCCGTTATAAACGTAAAAGCCTTTTTTATCCATCCAGAAAATACCATTAGGAGTATTTACTGCGGCGTTAGGCCCAATAAGACTGACGCCTTCGTTTAGTAAAACAAGCCCGAAAGTATTTGGTGGCCCAATAAACTGTAGACTATAAAGAGCAACGTCAGTCCAGATTAAAGTTTCTTGTCTCGCTCTAACTCCACCGATTATTTCTGAACCAGCAGAACAACGTAATGAACCAGCGGTATTTGTAGCGAGCGGTTCCCATTCGGTAGCGTTTTCTTGATCAGAAAAAGCAACTAACAACGGGTCGATGGTGCCGCTTCGTGAACCACCACTTATCGGGTCTGCTCCTAAAACAATAACGTGTCTATCAATATCAGAAACTAAAACTTGTAATCCTTTAGTTGGAGCTTTATTAGCTCCTGCTAAAGAAGATAACGCAACGGCTCGGGTATTTAATCCACTAGTTTTATCCCAGTAATAAATACTTCCTGCACGAGGATTAGAAATTAAATCTTCACCAAAATTATCCATTGACCATAGGCGTAACTGGTTAGCATCACCTAATGATGTTGTAGATCCCCATGTACCAGATCCCCATGTACCGACACCCCAACCTGTGCCATCAACAAAAACATCTAACCCAGAATTAATCTGATAAGTTCCGACGACACTACTACCTCCGTTACCAGTATCGCTACTGTTTGCAGTAACTTCTGCACCGCTGGTGTCCTTTGCTACAATCGTAAACGTATCAGCGGTCGGCACGGCGACCACTTGGTATTCTTGGTTCAAGACTGCAGCAGTCACGTTGCCACCTAGACTAGACGCGCCAGAGAACGTTACAAAGTCTCCGTTTACCGCACCGTGTCCGGCGTCTGTAACCGTAATCGTGCTAGAACCGTTAGTTGCAGCGAAGGTAACATCTCCCGCACTAGTTGTTTCGCGTATCGGTGTTATATCGTTATAACTTGTGCCTTCTTGTATGTAGAGCTTAAACCTCGTACCAAGACCAAGAAGTTTTGTTCCATCGAGGTCTACCCAGCCGTGGAGTTTTCTACCTGTTCCTTCATAAGAAGTTTGTATATATTTTTCCCAGCCGCCTATCTTTTCTGGTAATCCTTTACGAAACCGAACTAGATTAGCGTCGAACCACCCTCCTTCTGCAGAGTAATCAGTCCCTTCTTTATTAATCCCAGGATTAAATATATATTTTTGGAGAGGCATTACTGATGCTCTCCTGTGCGAATAATCTCAGTTACTTCGATAGCTCGGTTGCCAACTTGGGTAGCCCATCGACTGTCCATAAACTCGTCGGCTGCAACATCGAATTGTTCACGAGACATAGCTTCTAATGCTTTAACGAAACCACGGAGTCGTGTAAGACCAAGATTAAAACAAATATCAATCATCGCATCTTGTCGAGCTTCATTAAGTGCACGAAACCAATAATAAGTATCTTCAAGTTCTTCTCGTACACGTTTGATGTCGTTCGCTAGAAGATATTCGATTTCTTCTTCAGATAGCCCAAGCCCACCGTTCTCATCTATATTGCGCCCAACACCTACAGTGATCATATTTTCTGAACACTTATATGCATGACTACGCACACCTTCGTGACGCTTTAACATCCCTATTAGTTCAATACCCATTATTTCTCCCGACTTACGCCTTGAACTTTTTCGTATGATCTCATAGCCCCGAGACCAAGCATACCCATCATAACGGGTACTAACAGAGTAGTATCTATTTCTGGTACCTCTACCCATATACCGAGGATATTAGAAAGGATA